AATATATCAAACAGATTTTCAATTTGCATTATTAAAATGTATACAAGAACAACAAGCACTTATTACACAACTTCAAGCAGATGTTGCATTATTAAAACAACAAATTTCTTAATATAAATACATCAGAAGTTTAAAATTTGAAGGGTTACATTATGATAGGTGAATGGTGCTATTTTAAATCAAAGTTCACACCAGAACTTTGTAAAGATATTTTAGATCAAGGTCTTTTATTACCATCTAAAAAAGCTGTAATGGGTGTTGATGTTAATAACCCAATAGTTAATAATGAATATAGACGTAGTGAAATTAGATTTATTGAAAAGAATAATAACAAATTTCAATTTCTTTTTGATGAAATTTGGAAACTAGCTACAATAGCTAATAATGATTTCTTTAGATTTCATCTTTCCAAAATTGATTACATTCAATTAGCCGAATATAACGGTGACCAAAAGGATGAGTACAAGAAGCACCACGATGTCTTTTGGATGAACAATGACCCGCTATATCACCGCAAATTATCATGTGTTATACAGCTTTCTGATCCTGATACATATACTGGTGGAGACTTTGAGCTTTATGATTTAAATGAATATCCATCCAAAGAAGAACTACGTCAGCAAGGTACAGTTATATTTTTTCCATCATTTCTTACACATGCAGCATTACCCGTAACAAGTGGTATACGACATTCTTTAGCTGTTTGGGTTGATGGACCTAAGTGGAGATAGAGTTAAAGCATTGTTCTAAAGGTATTATTTTGATTTAAACGTGTAGAATAATAACATATAAATACTTGTGATATAACAAAAAACCAATTTCAGGAGTGTTTATGGCTGTTCCAACATCACGAGACGAGTTCAAAGAATACTGCCTTCGCAAACTTGGTAAACCAGTAATAGAAATCAACGTTGATGACGATCAAGTAGATGATCGCATTGATGAAGCATTAAAATACTATTGGGATTATCATTTTGATGGGTCAGAAATGACATATTATAAACATCAAATTACATTAACCAATCAAACAAATAAATATATTACTGTTCCAGAAAATATTATTGGTGTTGTATATTTGTTCCCAATTGGCGATCCCTCTGTTTCTAGTGATGATTTATTTAATATTAGGTACCAGATTGCTTTGAATGATCTATACACTTTAACTAGTGTATCAATGATTCCATACTATACAGCTATGGAACATATTGCATTCTTACAACAAATGCTTGTTGGTAATCAACCTATTCGCTATAGTAGACATAAAAATATTGTATATTTGGACATGGATTGGGAAAAGGTGAATGTAGGCGATTACATTCTAGTCCAGGCATATCAAGTTGTTAATCCTGACATTTATACAGATGTATGGGGTGATCGTTGGTTGCAAAATTATTGCACAGCATTAATTAAAAAGCAATGGGGATCTAATTTAACCAAGTTTACTGGAATGCAACTTCCTGGTGGTGTTCAATTTAATGGTGAAAAAATCTACAATGATGCTGATGAAGAAATTAAACTTATAGAAAAGGAAATGATAAATTCATACTCGCTTCCTGTCATGGATATGGTTGGTTAATACTTAAATGGCCACCAATTTCTTTTTTAATAATTTTCAAAATAGTCAAGAACAGCTATTAATTGAAAATCTTGTCATAGAGTCTATAAAAATATATGGACACGATGTCAAGTATGTTCAAAGAACACTTAGAAACAGAGATGGCCTATATGGTGAAGATGCTCAGACATCAAGATATTCCACTGCTTTAGATGTTGAAATGTATATCAAGGATGTTGATGGATTTAAAGGTGATGGTGAATTTCTTTCTAAATTCAATCTTGAGATTAGAGACTCAATTACATTTACTCTAGCTAAAAGAACATTTTTTGATGAAGTTGGTAACATCCTTTCTCTTGATAGACCCAGAGAAGGTGATTTAGTATTTTTTCCATTGAATCAAAAATGTTTTGAAATTAAATATGTTGAACAAGAATCAATTTTCTATCAAATGGGTTCGTTGCAAATGTTTGATTTAAAATGTGATCTGTTTGAGTACAATGGGGAGTTGTTTGAAACTGGAGAACCAGACATTGATGCTTTGTATACAACATACAATCTTGCTCTACCAGTATCAACATTTATATCAACAGGTGGTTTTGATGAATTTTCATTAGCAGCTGAAGATGGAAGTTATTTAATAACAGAAGGTGTAGATTCTGTTGCTGATATTGATCCTGCTGCTGACAATGCTACAATAGAAGCTGAAGCAGATAATTTTCTTGATTTTTCAGAAACAAATCCATTTAGTGAAGGACGGTTCTAATGTTTGGTAAAAAGTTTTATCATGGATCAATTAGAAAATACATTACATTGTTTGGAACATTGTTTAATGATATAGAAATAGATCGTGTAGATTCAGATGGCAATGTTGCCTCTACAATTCACGTTCCTATTTCTTATGGACCAAAAGAAAAAGTATTAGCCCGCTTAGAACAAGATCCCTTGCTTAATCGTAAATATGCTATTTTGCTTCCTAGAATGGCATTTGAATTAACTAATATTAATTATGCTAGTGATAGAAAACTACCAACAATCAATAGAAATTCAAATATAACAACCGAATCTGAAAAATCTATTAAGTATCAATACAATCCTGTTCCTTATGATCTGATGTTTACGTTAAGTATTATGGTAAAGAATGCTGAAGATGGAACAAGAATATTAGAACAAATACTTCCTTTCTTTACACCAGAATGGACTCCAACAGTTAATTTAATTCCTGAAATGAATATTTCAATGGATGTACCTGTTATTCTTATGGATGTGGTATCCCAAGATACATATGAAGCTAACTTTGAAGAAAGACGTTCATTAACTTGGACATTAAATTTCTTAATAAAAGGTTATATATTTGGTCCAGTCAAGAGTACAGGTATTATCAATGTTGCCAATGTCAATTTTTACGATGCTACTTTATATGATGATATTAACGGTGCTATTGGAAATGCTGATATTTTAGAAAATGTAAATATACAACCTGGATTACTTGCTAATGGACAACCAACATCAAATAGTTCATTAACAGTAAATAAAGATTTAATTCAAGCTAACGATAACTATGGATATATTATTACTAAAACATGATGAATGATAAAATTGCGCAGTCATTGGGACTAAACCCAATTGAAAAAGAAATGCAGGGGCAAGTAATTGTAACCTCTTCACCCAACAACACTACGGAAGTAGATTTTGACTATGCTCGTGGTCAAATGCTTAATGTTATTGAAAAGGGACAAGAAGCTCTTGATGGGATTCTTGATATAGCCCAAAGATCTCAACAACCAAGAAGCTATGAAGTTGTTTCTGATTTAATTAGAACAATTGCTCAAACAAACAAAGATCTCCTAGAGTTGTCTAAACAAAAGAAGGACCTTGAGAAAACAGATGGACCAAAAACAGTTAATAATAACATGTTTGTTGGATCTACATCTGAATTATTAAAAATGCTAAAAGATAATGACAACAGTAAATGATGCTTATCATGGTAATAGACATCTAAAGAAAACAGATGTACCAATAAGCTTCACCCAAAAAGAAATTAGGGAATTTGGCAAATGTGCTAGAGATTCTCTGTACTTCATTGAAACATATGTAAAAATTATTAACGTTGATGAAGGTATTATCAACTTTAAACCATATGATTATCAAAAGAAAATTATTGAAACATCAGTATCAGAGCGTTTTGTTGTTTGTAAACTTCCTCGTCAAGCTGGTAAGACTACAGCAATTGTTGGTTTAATACTGTGGTATATTCTTTTCAATGAAGATTATGCTATTGCAATCCTAGCTCATAAGTTGGTTCAAGCACAAGAAATTCTTTCAAGAATTCAGCTTGCCTATGAAAATCTTCCTAAATGGTTACAGCAAGGTATTGTAGAATGGAATAAACGTAACCTAGAACTAGAGAATGGTTCTAAAATACTTGCTTCTTCAACAACATCAAGTGCTGTTCGTGGAGGATCTTTCAACCTTGTATACTTGGACGAGTTTGCTTTTATTCCAAACAACATGCAAGAGAAGTTCTTTTCATCAACATATCCAACAATTTCTTCTGGTAAAACAACAAAAGTATTAATTACATCAACACCAAATGGCTTGAATCTGTTTTACAAGATATGGCGTGATAGTGAGCTTGATAGAAACAACTACAAGCGGATTAGTGTTCATTGGTCAGAGGTTCCAGGTAGAGATGAGGCTTGGAAACTAGAGACAATTAGAAACACTAGCGCTGATCAATTCCGTGTAGAATTTGAATGTGAATTTGTGGGTTCTTCATCAACATTAATTCATCCTGATATTCTTAGAATGCTTGTATCAGAGAATGCTGTTGTAAATCATGGGGATATTAGAATATATGAAGAGGTAATAAAAGATAATCTATATGTAATGACAGTAGATACTGCAAGAGGATTAGGTAATGATTACTCCGCTTTTGTTATATACAATGTATCATCTGTACCTTATAAGGTAGTAGCAACGTATAGGTCTAATACTATATCCCCACTCCTGTTACCCACGATTATACAGTCAGCGGCTGAAAAATACAACAGTTGTTTTGTATTAATTGAAACAAATGATATTGGTCAGCAGGTATGTGACATACTTCATCATGACTTGGAGTATGATAATGTATTAACAACCGCCAGTGATCCTAAGTCTGGTGTTCAAGTTTTATCATCAGGATTTGGTCAACAAACCAAGTTAGGTGTCAGAACAACAAAGCAAACAAAGAAGTTTGGATGTTCAAATCTAAAATCTTTAGTAGAAAACAACAAGCTACTATTAAACGATGATACAATCATATATGAATTAATGAGGTTTGTTGCTGTAAATAATTCATATGAAGCTGAAGATGGTAATGATGATACGGTAATGTGTTGTGTTATTTTTGCATGGATGACACAGCAAACATATTTCAAAGATCTGACTAATATAGATACTAGAAAGATACTTCAG